TAACGCTTCAATGTCGGTTTGCGACTTGATTTCGAGTTTTGGCGACCATCGTGGACAACGTGAGTCTAGAGGGTTCAGTAACACGTCGCCACGGTTTTCGTTGTAGAATTCTTGTACGAATTCGCTCTCCGGATCCACTACGACGACTGTCGCAGCACGTGTCTGGAGCTGTCTTAATATCTGTCGTCCTAGGGTTGATTTGCCGATGCCCGTGGTCCCGGTAACGAGAAAATGCTCGGTTTCCATCTCTCGTGGCACCCAGATATTCCCTACTCGAATTCCTGAGTATGTCATTCGCCAGCCGTTTAATTTGTTGTTGAGTTGGCCTGGCGTTAGCAGTCTGAGCCCTCGCGTGATGTCTTCTATTCGCGGTCGGGCCAGCCTAAATGCTGTTAGCGTACCTGCTAAAATCACTAACCACCAAAACCGTGATAAATCAAGCATGTTCCACGCTGGCAACGGTGCTCTGGCGGGCGCGTGACATGCTCTTTTTTCAAGCATGGCGCGTGACCGCCCGTTAAAAGAAAATATTGTGGCAGTTATAGCCCCGGTAACGAGCAAGTCACTTAGGTTATTTTCTTCTTCCTCCCCGCCATATATCAATCGCAATTATGAGAATGATTCCAAGGAGAGTTATTGTGACTGCCACTGGGCATATCGAGTCAAACATTATTGTACGATAGGCTCGCTTTTACCGTTAGTGCTGATATCGAGCTGTCGACGTACCCGGATAAATAATTCTCCCATTTCGCTGGCAATATAAGTATTCCAGTCCAGTCCCCGTTCTTTTATTTCTTTTCTAATTTCTTTATAAGTGGGGACCATGCTAGCGGGTAGGCTAAGTTGTATTTGCTCCACCCTTTCTGGTTTAGGTTTTAGTTGTGCGGCCATTTATTTTCTTCCTCCTTGTTTTCTATGTAGACGTTGAGTCAGGGCTTCCTCGATCAGCATCTCCAGCGTGGTTTTAAACTCGCGTCGTTCCCTTTTAGAGAGCTGCTGGATGGCTTCGAGTAAACTTGTAGATATGCGGATGACCTTAGTTGGTGGCTTAGGTGCCGTCACGAGTTACGAGTGTAACGAATGGAGAGAATTCTGTCAAGAGATTTTTATCTCGTATTCGTCTCCTTAAGTCTATGCAATTGCATGATGGGACGTTTCAGCCATTTCTGAACGGTGCGTCTACTCCGTCCCACCATTCGTGCAATGTCTCTTGTATCGATGCCTTGGCGATGTAGCTCAGCTGCTTGTCGTTCTGAATCTAAATCACGTTGCCAGGCGCCAGATCCGGGTCCGCCCACGTTATATACCCCGTAAAACGCCGCCGAAAAGCTTGATTGATATTCTAAATGTAGCGCACAGTATGAAACAAGGCGTGTCGTGGATTCATTTCGCTTTAGCATTGTCGCTGGGGCTGACCTAGGTAAGAAACTCCAGAAAGCTGGCTTGCGGATCATGCCTTTATTGCGACGTGAGATTCACCAATCACAGTTGCGCTTACGACTTGCAGCGCGTGCGCGTGTTAAGGCCCTCTTTCGCCGGCATACCGGTAATTTAGAGCGTTCAATAGTGATCGAGCCGATTGTTGAGACGGGGAGGAATGTTGTTGGGCGTGTCGGTACAGCAATCGTTTATGGCCGAGTACAGGAACTTGGCGGAACCATTAAGCCTAAGAATGTACGCCATCTAACGATTCCGCTTCAAGCGATGTTGACGTCATCTGGCGTTGCTCGTAGCTCGGCACATGAAGTTATCTCGTCACCTGGTACTTATGGTTGGGCGGGTACGTTTACCCGAAAAAATATTGTCTTTGGCAAGAAAGACGGCGGCAGCTTCTCACCGCTATTTCTTTTGAGAGATTCAGTGACGCTTAAGCCACATCCTTATATGGAACCGAGCGCCGTTGAAGAATCGCCGATATTCGGTTTGGCGATTAGTTCCGCTATGGCGAGTTTGCTGCCGAAATGAAATGCCTGGTACCGTTCGCACACCGGCTGATGAGAAAAAGTGGTCAGAGGCAAAAGCAGCTGTCCATAAGCAATACCCGAACATTAAAGAATCCAGTGACCGCTTTTGGGCCTTAACGCAATCGATTTATCTACGAATGAAGGGTGACAAAAAGGCCATGGCGGATGACGGCAAAGGTGGCTACCTGGTCACCGAGGAAAATGGTGATAAGCATCTGCCAACGACAAAGAATGGGACGCCTGATCATGGATTGATGGGTGGTGCTTGGGCAGCACTTCATGGTGGTTATCGCGGTCAGAAATACGATGGGCCGAATAAGCAGGAAGCCATCAGCAAATTAAAAGCATTATACAAGCGTGAAGGGATGGAAACACCGGATAAACAAGCAGCTTCAGCCCGTTTCACTGATTATGTTCGTCGGTTGTTCCATGGGCCGGACGCATCAATCGCAGCGTGTGCTGTAGCGATTTACGCTACGGATCAGGGTGGTACACCTGAATGGGTTGAGTTAATCCCGGCTGGTAAATTTACGTCAGTTGATGGGCGTGGGCCATTTTCAAATACAGATCCGGAGAAGATTGTCTCGGCGAGTATGCAGAGAATGCCAGAAGTCGGGATTGTGCTGGATTACGATCACAGTACCGACTTGGCAGCTCCGGAAGGGCGGCCGGCGATTGCAGCTGGTTGGATTAAGCAGTTTAAGGTCGTTAGTGGGGCGATCTTTGCCCGCGTGGAATGGACTAAGCAAGCAGCTGAGGCTCTCACTGATAAGCTTTATCGGTATATTAGCCCGGTCTTTGAGCATGATAAAAAAGGTAACGTTGAGATTATTCTACGGGCGGCTCTAACCAATAATCCAGCATTAACGCAGCTGCCAGCAATTGCAAGTGCGCAGCTCACTAATCCATATGAAGATACCCGCGAGGCTGCGGCTGGTGGCACGGATGCCGCTGGTATGCCTGGTGCGGATGATAAGGAAGATATGCCTAAAGAAGAAATGAGTTTAACAGAGCGTACTAAGCGAATGGAAGCAGCGCTGCCCCGGAATGAGGGTGAGTCGCTCACCGCGCATCATAAGAGAATTATGAAGCATCTTCAGATGGAAATGGAAATGGATGAAGATGCTGGTGCGGGTACTGAGGATGCTGGTGCGCTAAAGGATTGGGCTGAGCAAGAGGAAAAGGAAGACGATCATAGCCCTAGTGGGCCTGGTGGTCCTATGGCGCCTGACGGAAAACCCGATGAGGATGAAGCTCATATGATGAAGCGCCACGAGGACGAGATGTCCACTATGGCGAAGCGTCATGAAGCGGAGCTGGCGGGTTGCCGTGACGATATGGCACGCAAAGAGACTACTGCGCGTCACGGTAAAGAGCAGGAAGATATGGCGCGGCGGCACGAGACAGAAACTGCTCGTGGGAAGGAAACCGCAGGGAAGAAGGAAACGGCTGGTAGTTATGGCCGTGATATGGGTGGTAAGGAGATTGTGGGACGACCATCTGGTTCCACATCTATGAATTCCGCTCTGGTGCGGCTACGTAATGAGCAAACTGCTTTGCGTAGAGAACAAACAGAATTAAAAGAATCGTGGGCACGTGATACTGCCGTTCGACGTGTTGATGAAGCTATTCATAGTGGGCGGTTACTACCGGCTCAGCGAGATCGTGCGATTAAATTCTGCGTGCAGCATCCTGTTGACTTCGTGGAATTCTTAGCCACTCAACCGCGTATCATTGAAAAGGGTGAAGACGGTACTTTCCGTGGACGTTTGGGAGAAGCGCCGCAAGGTGAGATGAATTCCCGTGAATCGGAGATTTGTGTGAATCTTGGGCTTCCGGATATTTTCGGTAGTAAATATAAAGAATTATTCATTGGTGCTCGGACTGAGCGTTTGAATGCACGGCCTAAGCCGGAGGACCTTTAATGAAGAAAACTAAACCTGCAAAACCTGGCAAAGGTCGTGGCTCAAAAAAGATTAAAGCCGACGTCGATAGAATGGTATCTTCGGCAATTATGAGGAGTTGGTCGCATTAAGGAGAAATTTGAGTGGCAGCACTAATATCATCGAGAAATACACCTGAATGGAATGGATCTACCCGTATTCATTATGGTCTTACGCCAGTTGAGGCCAACACTTCGATTTTTGTCGGTAGCATGGTGGCGTTGAATTCTAACCGTCGTGCTGTTAAAGCGCAAGCGCTAGGTGCGGCGCCGTTGGATAAACTCCAGATTATTGGCATCTGTGAATATGTTTATGCTGGGGGTATCTTACCTCCCGGTATTGATGCGTTGAACCAAACGGGTAATGGATCTCTTTACCCCAGCGCAACAGCTACGCTTGGTACGGCTGGTGCCATTTCAATTGGTATAGTCTCCGGTATCTTTGGGCTGGATGTTGACAGTACGATTATAGATACCACTCGTAATGGAGAGCTGTGTTTTGCTTCCGACGATCATACTGTAACGATGGGTGCGTTGGTTGCGAATACTACCAGTATTGTCACGCCGGCCGCAGCGCCGTTTGTTAATGTGTTGTTGCCAAATATCGTGCGTGGGACTTTTAACGCCTATAGTGCGACTGGTGCTGGTGGTACCCATTACGCTGAAGGTGTGGACTTTGCGGTTAATTACGAAACGGGATTATTTACGGCGTTAGCTGGTGGCGCACTTACCGCTGGTACCGTTACTGTCTTTATCACATATTTTCATAGTACAGCTCCGGTTGCTGGCCGTATCTACTCATATGAACAGGGCATGGCTTGGGTTCATCTAGGGGCTCAGTCATCGATACCATAAGGTGAATTCGTTAGCTAGCCCGCGTTTCGTTATTTCGATTTTGATTATTATTATAGCTGCGACTTACGATTTTGCGGTTACATTCTTACATCCAACAGCAGATGCAAATCTTGTAGGTGCTGTGTTTGGTGTGCTGAATACTGGAGGCTTTGCTGCTGCTGTACATTTTTGGATTAGTACGACGGCAGGGAGTAAAGAGAAGGACGAAACGATCTCGAATTTAGCAGCTAGTAAATAATACAGTATAGAGAGGGGAGAACATTGCAGGTAAAAACATATGGAAGTGAGTGCGAATAACCTTACGACCCTTTTTACTGGATTTGATACTATATTTCAGAAAGGGTTTCAATCGGCTCCGTCGTATTACGATCATTTTACGACTATAGTACCGTCATCGACTAGCGCTACGATTTATCCTTGGCTAGGCCGTACCACTGGGTTTCGTGAGTGGGTTGGTGACCGGGTGATGCAGGCGCTTGAAGCGCATGCCTATACGATTACCAATAAGACCTTTGAGGATACTGTTGGTATCGAGCGCGAGCGTATCGAAGACGATCAGTATGGTGTTTATACGCCGGTGATCGAGCAGCTTGGATGGGATGCGAAGACGCACCCGGATCAGCTTATTTTCGGTATGATGAAGGCGGGTACTAATAACGCTGCAGCGACTATTGGTAAATTAACGATTCCAATTCCGATCTGCTATGATGGCCAGAATCTTTATTCTGCTTATCATCCAGTTGGACCAGCTGGGCAGTCATCGGCGAATGCTCCCAATTTGCCGAAGTGGGTTTTGAGCACTGTTTATGCGACTGGTGCTATTATTGTTGACTCTAATGGCAATACACAGAGAGCTAGCACTGGTGGTACATCGGGCACTACGGCCCCGGCTTGGTCTACTACGCTTCTCGGTACGACTTCAGATAACACCGTCACCTGGACGTTGCAGGCTTTTGGTGCTACCCAAAGCAATCTAACTAGTTCAGGCAGTGGTCCATATTGGTATCTGGTGGATGCATCGCGTCCGATTCGTCCGTTTATCTTTCAGAAACGGCGTGAGTACGCGGTCACCCGTATGAATACACCAACTGATGAGATGGTGTTTTCTCAGCGGCTGTTTCGTTATGGTGTTGATGTCCGTTGCAATGCTGGTGTTGGCCTCTGGCAGCTTACCTATGCTAGCAACACCGATCTGTCGAATCCGGGGAATTACGCCTCTGCCATTTCCGCACTGCGCAGTATTAAGAGTGATTCTGGTGTGCCGTTTGGTGCTTGGAATGGGCCGGTGACAACTAAGTTTCTGATTGTGCCGCCAAGTCTTGAAGAGGTAGCCAGGCAGTTACTGCATGCGTCCTTTGGTGCTGGTACAATTAGTGGTAGCGTAAGTACTATCCCGATCTCGAACATTTATCAAGGGGATTCGACGCTCGTGATATCAGAGTGGCTTGCGTAGGGCTAGGGTACTTGTAATGGAATGGGTGAGATGCTATAATCTTGGATTATGGCAATTAAGGATCTTACTGGAAAACAGTTCGGAAAGCTCATAGTTTTAAGGGATAGTGGGCAACGTTATAATGGCTCGGTGCTCTGGCGATGTCAGTGTGATTGTGGAACGATCACTGATGTTATCAGTGTTAATTTACAGTCTGGACATACGCGGTCTTGTGGTTGTTTGCATGGAAACAGCTATGAGGATTTTGTTCCAGGTCAGCGTTTTGGCAGACTTGTTCTTGAAACCTATATCAATGGAGAATGGGGATGTCTCTGTGATTGTGGGCAACGAACTCTCGTACGTCCGCACTCCTTGGCAACTGGCAGGACCAAATCATGCGGTTGCTACTATTCTCGGCCAATAGAAGAACGCTTCTGGGAAAAAGTAGAA